GCGTTTTCTGTTGCTTGGATTGCAGTTGTTGTGCCTGTTGTCATGCGGCTGATGTTCAGTGTCATTCCGCTTGCAGGTAGCGCATGCTTGTTTGTAGCAGCATCCAAGAATGGACGGCCAGCACGTGCGTATGGTGCAGCTAGATCTGTTAAGTACTGTGGTACTACAAGACCATCAAAGTTACCAGTGGCAACTGCGCGGTTTTCGACTTTCTCTTCACGCATGTGACGAGCTAGACGCTCAGATGCAGCAAAGTCATTCTTAAATTGTGCGTTGTACGCATCCTTTACGAATGAAGCTTCTGCTTCTGGTGTGTATGTACGTGCTTCAGAGATGACGCGTGCGCCACCTACTGGAGTTGCAACTGGTGCAACTGCTGAACGGATCTCTGCAGCCTTAGCGTCTGCATCAGCTTGTGTCTTTAGCTTTTCGATTTTTAAATCGAGTGAACGTGACTCTTCTACAAGAGCGTCAACCTTCTCGGTCTCCTCTGCAGTAAGGTCGGTACGTTCTTCAGCGGCAACCGCTTCAAGAACTGTATCCATTTCTACCTTAACTGCATCACGGCGCTCGATTACTTTGTCAAGGTATGACATTGTATTCTGCTCCTTATGAGTTTGGTCGAGGTGGTGGCGATAAGCATCACGGCGCTTTCGGGGTGTGAGTCTCGCTCCGACTTCGGTATCTGTTAACTATCTGCTAACAGAATATTATTTTGTGTTGTTTATAATTGCCTGTGCTAAACGCAATGAGATCTTACGGCCAGCTTCTTCAGGACTTGGTTCTGGTAATGAATCAATTGCAGTTAAAGTAGATGCTTTATGTCCTACTCGTGTGTCACTAGGTTCATATCCATCTCTTACTTTATCGTAGACTTGGATCAGAACCGCAGGATTATCTTCTTCGGCTGTAATTGAGAAGTCGGTGCCAGGTACATTAAGATCACCTTCACGTACAACTCTTACAATTTTACCTCTTGCTGTTCCGCCAGATGAACCCCATGAAACAAAACTTCCAACTGTATCAACCGCACGGACAGACAATTTTTCTTCTTCATTGTGCATGTAAGTTGCATCTTCTACAACATCTTCCATATCTACTTCCGTATTTCCTAAAAGCTGCGCCATTAGTTCAACTGACTTCATTACATAGTCATGACCTTCACTTAGATCTTCAAAAATGCTTTTTAAGACTAACAAAGAATCTCCGGATACTTCTCTTCCTTCTTTAACGGCTATAATAGCATTTTTTAGATGCTCACGAGCTTCAACTGAAGTAGCTGGATAAGCTGGATAAGTAACTACTGAAACATCTCCATCAGCTAATGATACTTCTGTTAGCGTGCGCATTGTGCGATCTTCATTCCACTTTTGTCTAATTACACGGAAAGCAAAACTCATTTGATCTACATCGCCTCTAGCAATTAAAGCATGCAAGTCTCTTGCTTCTTGAGTATCTGCTAATTCAGCATCAAATCTTAATCCAATATCATCTTCGGTTAGCGTCATTGTGCCATTTTTAGTACGAGCTAATGGAAGTCCTTCATGATTAACTAGTAATCGGACATCAGGTATTTCAGTTAATGTTTTTCTAAATGCACCTTGAGCTATTGTTTCAATAAATGGTAGAGGAACGCTAGGACTATCAAACTTTGCTGCATATCCTGACAAGCGTAGCTTTCCATCGTCATCTGCCCGAGTTTCAACATCTTGCACAGTATATGTGCGTCGTTCGATTTTTTTCATTTTGCTCCTTGAGTCGGCTTCAGCATCTAGTGCATCAATCTTGCTCTGCGCCCAGTCTTGCGCTCTATTACTGAAGTTGGAATCTCCGCCCCATAACAACCAAGCAACTAAACCTGCGCCTGGGTATTGAGGATCGGATGAATTACTATTTTTAGGGGCTTGTCCATCAACCTTGTGACGAGCAAACCACGGTGCCATTTTGCGAACTTTGTTGTCAGATATATTTCCTGCAGCCATCTCGCGTGCTTCACGCTTTGTGCCGTCAGTTAATCCATCTCCCCCAAACCCTTCATCAAGATATTTCAAACCTTTTGCTGCATTGGCTTGCATATATTCAGGTGCAGAAAACGGCATTACTGAACCTCATAAACAGATCCAGGATCACCTGGGTCAATCGTTGAAATCTGTTGCAACTGACCCGAAGGAACTCCCGTGTGATTCATATCAGGCAAACCAACAGCCTCAATTACGGATTTTGGATCAAAACCTACTTGAATCAACTTAGATGCAATGTCAGCGCGTAGGTTTAAGCCAACATCTTTTGCGTCTGCTGCATCAATATTCTGCAATGGAACTCGGTATTGATCGCCAGGTTCTCCAAGAGGCGCAAGATCTTCTACATAACGGACATCGTTAAGGCTTAAGAAACCTTCGCGTAGACCTTTTGTGTAAGCATCGTAGCGTTCTAGTGTTGTTCCACGTAGTAACGCATCTAGATTAAATTTCATAAATCCATCAGACTCAGGAAGCAACGGTGAAAGTGCTTGTTCTAGTCTTTCAAGCAAAGGGCGCAATGAATGCTGAACAAATGACAAGTTCTGAGCTTCAACAGATGCAAATGACATCGCGCCGGCAACGGGGTGACCAAGTAAAGATACAGGTACACGGAATAGTCTAGCAATTTCTTCTACACCAAATCGACGTACTTCTAGAAGTTGTGCATCAGCAGCATTAAGAGTAAGTGGCTTAAATGTTGCGCCGCTAGTTAAAATACCTAGCTTTCCAGCACGATAAGGTCCTGTGTGTGACATATTCCAGTTTCGTGCAATGTCAGCAGCTTGTTCTTCGGTCATTTCACCTGGAGATTCAATAACTCCACCAGGATTTGCTGCATTTCCAAAGTAACTTGCTGCATAAACTTCTGCGGCCATAGCAGATCCTAAAGTAATGCGAGCTGCTGCAATTGGACCAAGTCCAAGTAATTGACCGGGTAGTCTAAACATAGGAATGTGTAAAATTTCATTCTTTGTTAGAACCATTGTTTTAACTGATAGTGGATCAAAAGGTTGTGCATTGTCGTAGAACTGATTTACTGGATCTTGTGCGTTTTGACCAATAGTAACTATGTACTCAATTTCACCCATTGGATCAGGACGACGAATACGAACTTGAAGTGGGTTTATGCAGTAAAGCTCTTGAACGTCGCCCATATCGTCACGTACGGTTAAAATAAATGCATTGCCATGAAGGTTTAGCGATGAGATTACTTGCTCATAAAACTCTAAACGAGTTGAATCAGGATTTGGTTTGTTGATCCATGCCGGCAATTCACCATAAACAGTTGCATAATTTATTCTTGAACGTCCACGACGAACATAAGCAGATAGTGGAAGAGAACTAATAGTGTCACCTAATAGTCGTACGCAAGCGTAAACAGTTGACATGCGAATTGCAGTATCAGAGTTTACATCTACTCCTGCTGGAGTTGCGTACAAAGCACGACCAGGCAAAAATGGTTCTAAGAACTGATTATTAGTTCTTTTTTCTCCTGTTTTTCGCAGTCTATTTGATAAGCTCATTTAGTAGCCTTTTCTGTCTTAAGTTGATGTTCATTGTTGCATTTTACCCAAACCATACCAACATCGGAGGTAGGTCGTAGCATTGAAACTTTCCAGCCGTCTGTTTCCCAGTAGTGCGCATTTGCGGTGCGCCAACCAATGAAATCAAAGTTGGAAAGATTAAACCACTCGCTTGGTGGTTGCAAGTGATGCTCGATAAACTGAGGTCCTACTTCTGTGTAACCTAAACTAGCAAGATACTCTAACTGCTTTTGATGTTCATTCATAGTAGCTAAAGTCCATTCAAAAGTCACAACACCATAAGATCTAGTCATTCCTTTTAAAACGTTCCATTCAGCGCCTTCAACATCTATTTTTATAAGATCAGGATGTCCATACTTATATGCAAGGTAATCAATTGTAATTGTACTTGCATAAGTTGTTCTGTAAAATTTTCCGTTATAAGGCATTTCATCTGAAGTTAGCCAGTTTTTGTTTAGAGTACTTAAGCCGTCTTCTTCTGCTTCGTAAAACTCAACTAACTCATCATTTGTATTAGATACTGCATACCTTAGCGGTATAACACTAGAGTTGTAGACAAAGTTCTTAACAAGTTGGCCAAAAATGCGGGAAGGTTCAATTGCAATAACTTTATAACCTTGTTTAAGACCTGCAATCACGGCATCGCCACGATTGGCGCCGATATCAAATAGAATCAAGATTTAACTCAATTGCTTTTTTATAGTGCGGTAATAAATCTTTGCGTTTAAGCAAAGATTGAAACAGTTCTTTTGACTCTTCAGCACGGCCAATCCACCAACCACTTACAGCTTTTTCAAACTGGAGCCGGTAGTCTTTAGGATCTAGTCCAAGACCAATTGCTGCAAAAGTATAACACTCTTGCCAGTTCTTTTGTCTTTCATGGAATTCGGACAAAAGAAAATATGCTTCTGCCTTGTGAGGTTGATAAGCTACAGCTTGCAAAAGTGAATTTGACACAGTGGCAAGTCTGTCATTTTGATCGTTAAAGCAGGAGGCAAGTCTTAACAGCGAAAGGTAAACTAGATCTTGGTGTGATTCGTAACCATACTCTGCTGTTCGCAAGTAAAATGAAACAGCACTTGCAGTTTGTCCAAGTTTTTCATACTCAGTTGCTGCTTGAAAGTTAAGTTCTGGGTTAAATGGATCACGCGATATGCTGACTATGAGAGACTCAATTAGCATCGAGTGCCTCAACAATCATGTCTTCAACTACAGCTTTTGGTGTCCGCAGTATAAAGGCCGCGTTGTCCTGAAAGCCAAACGAAATGAGCAGGTCGCCCTCAAAGACTGCAGCGCCAGCACAAAACTCAATGTTTCCATTTAAGAAACTAAACGGTTGACCAAGACCCACAAGATTAAGTTGATTGTCCCATACGCATAAGCGGTGGCGGTACAGACCGTCTTTTTGTTCTAGATAGTTCTTAAACAAGTCAACTTCGTGCGTAACGCTAATGTAGACGTTGCCCCACTTAATAACTTGTGAGCCACCTCTTTGATCTTTGTTTGGCTTTATACCTTGTTTGACCGCAAGTTGAATACACTTATTGCCTTGCAATTCAACGACTTCAACTGGACTAGTCCATTTAATAAACTGATTTGGTCTTTCTACAACTGGCATCCAGTTTTTTTCACAATATGACTCATTTGGATCTGGAGCTGGAATGCGCGTGCGCTTGACCTCTTTGGCACTCCACTTGGATTTGTCAAGCTTGATGATTGACTTCTCCATGCGGCCGACGCCGTTTGTGGTCGTGTCTCTGCGAACTCCAATGATGGAGTATTCTCCGTCCCACTGCACTAGTCTAGCGTCCTCAAGTCCCACGAACTCCCAAATCGGAGTGTGCAACTCGAGCATCTCAACTCTTGCGTGGTCTGTTATTTCAAGGTCTGAGTTCAACCTGCAAACGTAATTCTCTGTGACCAGTCGCTGGTCTTTTTCTGGGTGCAGGTACCCAAGTGGGCCCCACCGAGACGGGAATCGCTGAGTGCTCTCTGCGTGATAAAGCGTGTAGTTCACATGGCGCAGATTGACGAGTATGTCGCCATCGTTATCTATAAAAACTGACGGATTCATTAAACCAGTTCCAGAGGTAAGACCTTCTGAAATAACTAGTGGTGCTAATTTACCACCAAACTTTACTGCTTTTTTAACTAGATTCATTAGTCCCCCGACTTTTTTATTTTATTATAGTTCAACCCAGGAAAGACTTGCTTCATTCCAAGTGTATAATTTGCCATCAATAGGCATTACAGTTGGTGCTTCCCAAATATAAGTTTCTGAGTTTAAAGTCCAAGAAGAATATGGCTGTGGTGCAGCAAATCCTGTACCATCCCATGTATATCCAACGCCTGCATAGTTTTTGTTTAATGGTGTTCCACCTAAAGAATGAACTCCGCCGTGTGTATTATAAGAAGTCTTGATCCAAGTGCCTGTGTATCGATCAGGATTGGCATAAAGAAACTCATCTTCAACTACATTAACCTGTGTGACTACACCATCTTCTACTTTTGCCCAATGTGACATTTATTTATCCTTATCTTCGCCGTAAAGCGTTACTGTGTTTACTAACTTAACATCACGCTTGGTAACAATTCCGCCTTTTTCATCTAATTGAGACTTAGCTGTTTCCTCATTGTCTGCAATAACATGAACCAGCATACTGATCTCGTATGAAAAGCATTGTGTTGTTTTGCTTTCTTTAATCTTTGTTACATTGTTTTTCATATTGCCCCCTATTTAGATTGCGTATCGAATAATAACAATGCCAGAACCACCATTACCGGGTGTTGCATTATTTGCTAGTCCGCCTCCGCCCGAACCTGTATTAACGGTTCCAGATACCGCGCCAACAGTGTCGTAAAGTTGGCCTCTTCCTCCGCCACCAGAACCACCAGCAGGAGCAGTTCCACCACCTTCTCCTGAACCACCACCACCTCCAGCGTAATAACCAGAAACACCAGTACTAGTTGCGGATGCCCAAGTTGACCAATCATTTTTACCTGCTCCACCCGCGCCGCCCTGTCCTGCAACCGCTGACGTGCCTACTGATCCTGAACCGCCGCCGCCGCCGCCAAAATAAGTGCTACCACTACCGCGAAGGCCGCCGCCGCCATTGTTTCCATAGCCAGTTGCTCCGCCTGAGGAACCTTGATTTGCAGTGCCGCCTGATGTTGTATTTCCAGAGCTAGTTCCCATAGATCCTCCACCACCAGAACCGCCAGCAAGACCGTTAGTTCCTGTGCTTGCTATCCATGCGCCACCGCCACCACCTCCGTTTGAAGTAATGGTATCAAATACAGAGTTATTTCCATTGCCGCCATTGCCAGTAGTTCCAGGTGCAGTTCCACCACCACCAACGGTTACTGTTTTGGCACCAGTAGTTACTGATCTTCCAGTTTGATAAGAAACTCCACCAGCTCCACCGCCTCCTCCGTACAAATATGCACCAGCTCCGCCGCCTGCAATAACAAGCACGTCACAAGTCAATGTTGATGATGCAGGTGTAAATGTTCCATCTGATAAAAATGTGTGATAAAAATAACCACCAGAAAGTACAACAGTACCGCCTGATGCTTTTGCAGCTGAAGCTAAAGTTACAAAATTGCCATCAGAAGTAAACTTATGATACGTATAGCCACCAGATGCAGTTACAATTCCACCATTGGCAGCTTGTGCTCCTGAATAGCGAGTAATCACGATTCCTGATCCTCCAGCCGCGCCAAGGTGCTTCGGAGAATAAGAATCCCAATAGCCACCGCCGCCGCCGCCGCCAGTATTGACTGTTCCTGCGATTGGAGCGGCTGATGTTCCACCACCGTTACCACCACCACCTGCACCACCCGCACCGCCGTTAGCACTTCCGCTTGCTCCACCGCCGCCACCACCACCACCTGCATAATATCCACTTACACCTGATGATGTTGCACTTGCCCAGGTTGAATATGTATTTGTACCATTACCAGCAGCACCGCCGTTATAGCTACCGCTATTAGTAGATCCAGCGGCGTCCGCACCACCGCCGCCTCCGCCGTTTTGGTACGGTGTACCGTACCCAGCCGCGCCATTATTGCCTTGCCCTGAAGTTCCAGTTCCAAAATTGCCACTAGCACGGGAACCACCGCCACCTGAACCGCCGTTTAATCCGACCGTTAAGTATGAATCTCCTTGGCCAGCTCCACCACCAACGGCAGCAGTTAAAGACAATCCAGTTCCAGTAACATTAGAGTTTGTGCCAGCAGTTCCACTTGGCCCACCGCTTGATGCTCCTGCACCGCCAGGTCCTACTGTTACTGTATAGGAAGTGTTAAAAGAAAGTTTCTGTGCTGCGGTATAAACAAGCCCACCAGCACCACCGCCACCTGCAAGATTTCCACCACCGCCACCGCCGCCTGCAATAACAAGAAAGTCTGTTACAAGATTAAGGTGGCCAGAAATCTGACTAGCTACAATTCCTAAAATTGGCATTAGGCAATGTCACCAATAATAGTAAACACGTTTGCAGCTGTACAAATAACACTGCATGCTGAATACTGAGTCCTAGTTTTTGGTGCCGCACTAGTTGCTCCATTTGAAGTAATTGTTACACCAGAGCCAGCCGCAAATGTTATCTGTCCTGTGCCAATCTGTTGAATATTGATTACATCATTTGCTGAGTAAACTGATGGTGGAACTGTAATTGTATTTGCAATTGATGCTGTAACTAATTTATTTAGATCTCCAAGAACAAGAGTATAGGTTGAACCAGATTGTGCGTTAAATCCTGCAATTCCACCGCCAGTAGTGCCAGTGATGCCTTGTATTCCTTGCGTTCCTTGAATGCCTTGAGTTCCAGTAGTGCCTTGAGATCCACTTGTGCCTTGTAAGCCTGTTGTACCTTGTATTCCTTGTGTTCCCTGTATACCTTGCGTTCCGGTAATACCTTGCGTTCCGGTAGTGCCTTGAAAACCAGTAGTGCCTTGTAAGCCTGTTGTACCTTGTATTCCTTGCGCGCCAGTTAAACCTTGAGTGCCGGTAGTGCCCTGCGCACCCGCTGTGTACGCGTACGCAAGTGAAGTCCAAGCTGTTGATCCATTGCCCATCTTAAACTTTGCTGTATCAGTTTCAAGCCCAATCTCACCAGCAGCAAGTGTTGGATTATTAGCGGTCCAGTTTGCAGCTGTATCGCGGCGATTTTGTAAGCGTGATGTCATATTTTTGTCCTTTAGCCGTAGTTAGAATGAAACCGTTGCGCCACCTGCGTCAATGGTGTAAGTCCATGTTAAGGTGGTTGAAACACCAGAATCATAAATAATGTCTGGAATTATTGGTGAAGAACCGCCATCTAAGAAGTCAACGATATAAGCATTGCCGTTTTCACCAGTTGTGCCTTGTACTCCACCAACGCCTTGAGTTCCAAAGAATCCTTGTAGTCCAGTTGTACCTTGCAAACCAAGCGTACCTTGAATGCCTTGAGTGCCTTGATTACCTGTTATACCATCAGTTCCTTGCGTACCTACTGATCCTTGGGTACCTATTAAGCCTTGAGTGCCGTTTACGCCAGTAGTACCTTGAAAACCTGTAACACCTTGTTGTCCAATAGTTCCTTGATTTCCAACAAGACCCTGGGTTCCAGTAGTTCCTTGTGCACCATTTGTACCATTAGTTCCAGAATTTCCTTGCAAACCAATTAAACCTTGTAGACCAGTTTCTCCAGTAGTTCCTTGTGCTCCAGTAGTACCTTGAAGACCTGTATTACCGGTTGTGCCAGTAATTCCTTGAACACCGATAATACCTTGAGTGCCTGTAGAACCTTGTGTTCCTAAAGTTCCTTGTGTTCCGTTAAAACCTTGTAAACCAGTAACACCTTGAGTTCCAGTGTTACCTTGCAGACCAAGAGATCCTTGTAATCCAGTCACGCCTTGTGTGCCAGTAGAACCTTGCAGTCCTGTAGTACCTTGCGCGCCAAGTGTTCCTTGATTTCCAAGAGTTCCCTGAACACCTTGAATACCGACTGCGCCGTCAAGGTTTACAGCCCAAGAGGAGTAAAGGCCAGTACCGTTGGTGCGAGTGACTGAGACGCTGAGCGCTCCAGTGCTGACGTTGTAGCTGACGACGTCGCCAATAAAATAGAGGGCAACGGTGTTTGCAACAGAAACGGTTTGACCAGTTGAGTAAGAAAGATTAGCACCTACAATTAAAGCCACAACACCAGATGCTGGAAGTGTAATAGAAGTAGTAGACGTTGTTTGGTATCTATCGCCTAAACCTTGTAGTCCTTGTATTCCTTGAATTCCTTGGGTACCAGTTAAACCTTGAGATCCAACTGTGCCTTGAATACCGACAGATCCTTGAATTCCAGTTAAACCTTGCGTGCCAGTTAAACCTTGCGCACCGGTAGTTCCCTGTAAACCGGTTGTTCCTTGTGTGCCAATAGTTCCTTGATTACCAACTGTACCTTGGCGACCTTGCAATCCTTGAGTTCCAGTAGTGCCTTGAGTTCCAGTAGTGCCTTGAGTTCCAAGAGTTCCTTGAGTACCTGTTGCTCCTTGTAAACCAGTAAGACCTTGAGTGCCTTGAATCCCAGTTAAACCTTGTAAGCCAACTACACCTTGCGTTCCTTGATTACCTTGTAAACCTTGTGTACCTTGAATGCCGGTAATTCCTTGAACACCGTTTACACCTTGTGTACCTTGCAAACCTTGAGATCCAACAAGTCCTTGTGTGCCAACAACGCCTTGAACGCCTTGCGCACCTTGTATACCTTGTATTCCTTGAGAACCTGTTATGCCTTGAGCACCTGAAGGACCTTGAGTACCAGCATCAGCAATAGTTACTGTGTTAATATCTTTAACAATAGTGACTTGATTATCAGACACGCGTCACCTCTGGAGCAACGGTTAATTGCCCTTGCATCATACGGTCCTTAAAAGTTCCTGATGTAAGTTCAACATCGTATACATAAAAACCTTCTGATAAAGAAAGTGTTTGTGTAGCTGACATTGTAATGACAATAACTCCCGTTAACGGCGTAATTACAATTCCGCCACTTGGACTGGTCAATGTTAGATCTGCATCTGTAGAACTATATTGCTGACGGACTTGCATTGCTGCTGTATAACCAGTTAAGTTAATTGGCGCACCATTTGAATCTTTATATGTGACCGTAACGCTCCACGTAGCACCTTGATCTATGGTTGCGTTATAAATTCCAGCTGTCATCAGTTAGCCTTTTCTGTAGCCCAAATAAGAAATCCACCCACCGTAATAAAAGAAAGTGGAACAGAGAACATAGCGACCCCAATTGCGACAAGAATTACTCCTGCCAATTCTGTTAATAAAGCAAAGTCAAGTTTTTTCATGATGCTCCTCATACTTGTATTGAGAAATACCTGGCAACAGGTTCTTTGGGTTCGGGTGGTTGTGTTGCTCGGTCATAACCAAAGATCGAAGCAACCGCAGCATCTACTTTTCTTCGAGAAGAAGCTTTAGCAACCATGACACCACGTGATGATTGCTTTGTCACACAGTTAGCTACATGTCTTGCAAGACGTTCATCACCATCGTGTGTAAATGATTGATTTACTACTGCTTCATAAAACTTTTGTGTTGCGGGAACCATACGTTCTGCTGAGTTTGGATATGAAACACATGGCAAACCATCTTCATCTAAAACCATAAAAGTTCTATTCCATCGTGCAGGATCAAAAACGATCTCTTTTACGTTAAATCTGCCATCTCTACAGGCATCAATAATAGTCTTTTCAACCTCTGCAACAGGCACGTGCCAAGACTGATCAGCATCAATCGGTCTTTCCCATAGTCCTACAACCATTAAATGTGGTTTTTCAGAACCAATAAGCCACGCAACTAGAGCTGTAGAGTCATTAGAGAAAGCTCCATCAAATGCAAGAATTACATTTTCGCCTTGCATTGGCACTCTGTCTTTGTCAATCAACGCGTCCCAGCTTCCGGTAGGAAGCCATGCGGTAGATGTTGAAACAAAGCAGTTAGTTCGCTTAGTTCGAAATTCTGCTTCTGGTGTTCTAAGTACAGAAGACTCAAAATCTTCAGAGTCAACAATGTCGTTAAAACCTGGATTTGATTCTTCCCACATAAATCGTTCTCGATGATCCGCTTCTACATTTTTGGGTTCCCACCAAGCAAAGAAGAATGACGGATCTTCTAATTCTTTTTTAACTAGCTGCTGACCGTACTGATAAAGTGAATAACACAAAGAATCTTGACCATCAGTCTGCGTTTTTACACCAGCAGTAGTAATACCAAACAGTAAAGAATCGGCTCTTGCGCCTCCGGCAAGAGACATTACATCCCAAAGTTCGCGATTTGGCTGCGCGTGGACTTCATCGAAGATCACAAGAGGTGACGGATTGAGACCTTCTTTTGTGTAAGCCTCTGCCGAGAGGACTTTATAGACAGAACCTGTATCTTTATATTCAATTGCATCACGGTAAAGAGTAAACATTTTAGATAGTTCTTCGTCTAATTCAACCATTCGCTTAGCAGTACCAAACACAATTCGTGCTTGATCTCGATCCGCTGCGCATGAATAGATCTCAGAACCTTGTCCGCCTAGCGTTAAACCTGCTAGACCGACCGAAGCACCAAGAGCAGACTTACCATTTTTACGTGCCATGCCAATCAAGGCAATGCGATGTTTAAATCTACCGTTTTCTTTTCTTGCTAAAGCGTGATTAAGAAGATTCTCTTGCCAACTGCGAAAACGAATTAACTCTCCAGCTTGACCACCTAATGAGTCTTTGGTAACGCGACAAACTGTTTCAGCAAACTGTTTAAAGACAGGACCGTCGCCTCGTTGTTGATCCTCTTCAGATACAGGTGTAAGCCACTTGGGCGGCCACGAATTACTTGGCTCGTTTGGTAGCAATAAGTTGTTCGAGAGCTGTGACACGCTTAACCTCCGCTACGCCTAATTGCGAGCGAGATGTAGGTGTAAATCCTAATGAAGCCAAAGCTTCATGAAAAGACTTACTTAGTGCAACCACAAGCCGCCCGTCTTGTGAGTCATGCGTCGTATTGTAAACTGTTCTCGCTAAATTAAGATCATCTGCAACTCTGCAAGCGTGATGAACTTGTGTTAAATCACTTACGGGAGAAAGCCAGGTAATAGCTCGATCCCATGCTTTTCCCCAAAGCTCTCTACCTTCTAAACCTAGATCCATAGGAGGAGTCGGAATACCATCGGCCATCGGCAATACTGTGATCTTCTGAACATCAGGAAGTTTGCGACCTCCTGAATCCGTTGTAGGAGTTCGACCCGTTTTGCGCTTTTGTTCAATGGGTTTGCGTGGACGACCCGCCGTCATCAAAATCCTCCAGTTTTGTCAATTTCATAATTTTGATACTTTACGCGCTATCGGGGCTGCGGGGTAACTGGGGCAGCTTGTACACGTACTTTTAGCCCGTACCATGTCTGCCCGTGGGCGTTCTATAAGATTTAGTATAACAAATCGTTATCTAGGAAGAAGAAGTTCCTTTGCTGCTGTTGCATCGTCTACATAAGACTTGAAGATTGGATTGGACCGTGAGACCACCACCTGATAAAGGGATTATGTGATCCACGGTCAAATCGTTAGTTGCTTTACAAATAGTGCAATAAGGTTGTAGCAATCTAAGTTGTTTTGATAACCTTTTCCAATTTGCATCGTAACCTCTATCTGCGCGTGAGGGACGAGAAGTTGCTTTGAACTTCTCATACTTCTTATTGCAAATAGAACATCTAGGTTTGTTTGCTAACACACCACAATCTAAGCATGGTTTATTCATCGTCTAATGTAGTCATAAGTATTTTGCCATCGGTGAATTGCACCGCGATCTGTACTGCTCCGCTTGAATAGATATCAAACTTAATTGCTGTTTGTACTGATTGAACGATTATATCTACAACTTCTTCGTAGTCATCTGCATCTTTAATACCTAATGCATAAGCTGCGCCAAGAGCAAGCGATTGACCAGATCCGGTTATATGAATATTATCTTTATTACGTTCAACGCCATATACTGAATCAACAAAGAACAATGTTCCATTAATAGCAACAATAAAATCATTCTCATGCGAAGCAATATCCGCGCTGTCTTTAATATCATAACCAGCACTTATAAATATTTTACGTAATGCCGGAACAAATTTATTAATCATGTAGCTATCTAGATCCGTTGTGGATCGTAGTGCAGGCGGACGAAATGAATGCTGAATTAAATTCATTCCACGTACTGTTCCTGCAGCTGATACAAGGAACTTTCCATTAACTGCAATTTTCCCCATAGGAGAACAATCTGCACTCATGTTATTAAAAGTAGTTTGTGAATCTGCGGCTATAACACAAAAGCCTTCACCCTGGTAAGCAATCAAAGTTGTCATTCTAGGGTCCAACCTAATTTAGAAACAACTCGCCGGGGATATTTATACCATGTTTGTGCTAATTTTGCCATATCTGATACGAGCTACCTCTCCGGTGTTTCATACTTTAATGATCCAGCCAGGACGCCTAGCTTTGTTTTATCCCATTCAGCATGGCATTTAACGCATTTAGCTGAGATGGGTCCATGCCGATCCATTTGAATAATAATTGCGTGTTTCATGTCACACATCGGGCATGCTCCAGGGATCCTACGAGGTTCCTCTTTCCAGGTAAGAATTAGTTCTAATTGATTTTTATAGTAAGCTACCTGTCCAGATACATGATCCACGAGCTCATCAGTTGCATTAATCATTAAATTAGGAAGCTGCCAATAATTCTCAGCCGTATTTGTGGCAAGCTTACCCCCTGACATCATGACCAACGAAATCGCTAGCTTTTGACCTTGAATTAGATAACCAAGTAATTCTTCGCTCATTGGCGGTTTAGAACGCGCCGAGGACGATCTAGAGGACCCCTCTGGATCTGGTGCGGGTGTAGACTCATTTATCTCAACCCAAAGCTGCTGAAGTAGGCCCTGATGCCTTGAGACGTGCGTCTTACCGTTGTCCATTGGCTCTTCGTGATCGTAAGCTTTCGTAAGCTTAGCAACGTCGTTAATGAGCGTTGTCATCAACTCAGAACGGGAGCGTAGCATCTTTAATATCGCTTTCTTTGCAGACATGCAAGGACACGATCAAAGGTTGGGTTTTATTGATTCCAGACCGCAGATCCAAAAGGCTGCGATGCTTAGCAATGGTGCCCTTGCTTGTCGTTTCCAAACGGTAGGTCGATCCTCCGCCGAGTTGGATCTGAAGCTCATCGAACTTAGATAACAGAATTCTATCGAGCTTAACTAGAAATCCCCCGGAATGACCTGCCCAAAGTGATGCATCACATTTCGCGCACATTGCTTCTTCTAGCGCCGTGTCAATGAAGGTTTGACTCATTTAAAATCTTGGGAAGAGCTTTTGATATTTATATCATTGTCTGATCCAAGAGATTCCTCCTTCTCCGTTCCTCCTCTTAAGGAGGAACGGGAGGAACGGGAGGAACCTCTTTTTGGGTCATCAGAGGTTAGGCTGGGAGGAACCTGGGAGGAACTAGGAGGAGTGGGAGGAACTGATCCGTTTTGGGTGCAATTGCAACGCCAAAGACCAAGATTTAACCTTCCGCAATCAGCACAAGTGTTAAATTTATCCATTTTTTTTAGTCTTGCTGAAGTCAATAAGACTCTCTCGGTCACCAATAAGTTCGCCCTGGTAAGCTTGAGATTGACCTGAAATGGCATCGTAAGCCGCAGTCGAGATCCATTTTCCAGCTTCAATACAGATCCCTTTTCCCCACCAATACGCATTAGTTTTACGATCCTGATACGGCTTGCAGTCCCAATCATCGGGGAACCCGGACAGCCGAGCAACTTCCCGATGTGTCAAAGTCCGGGGCAAAGTTGGGTGAACCTGACGCCAAAGGGCATCTCCGGCGAGAACATTTGAAGGGGTATCATAGCTCAGTCTTTTCGGAGCAAATTGGGTAATACCCTTATCACTTTTCAGATCATCGTCCCAAAGGGCAAGATCAGCACCAAGATCCAGAGCCCGTCGATACACGTCTCCTGATACCTCGTTCGCTTTCCATTCCACCTTGGACGCTAGCTCAGTTACCCGACGACCTCGGGGAGTATCCTCGATCTGGTGACCGTTCATCGATCCTAGAGCAACGTTCTCAAGGTCACCGATGCGATCTTTGACCGTAGTAGGGCTGATCTCGACCGGATCGACTCCGAACTTGATCCTGGCAGCAACCCAGAAATATCTCTTGCGTTCCTGAGCTCCGCCTAGCTTAGCTACATCATGAAGAACGTGATAAAGGTGGTATTGGCTGCCGGTTTTCATCTCAAGGCTATTTCTTAGATCCTGCATGAGGTCTCGACCCTTGTTATAGGCGCCCTGGACGGACTCAAACATAACAATCTCAGGATCACATTTAGCAGCGTATTCGATCAGATCCCACATACATTGGTTAGGCGCCGCTGCGTATCCGGTGTACTGAACTCTTTGGATCTCTCCGTTCTCGTCTAGTCCTCGGACCATACTGGATCGATTAGAAAAGCCTGAGCACGGGGGATTTCCGAAGACAAGATCGGCTTTAAGAGGCGTCCAGGTATCTGGAGCGCCAGCTTCTATGCTGAAGTCGCCAAGTAACTTTTTGTTACCTTTTACCGCTGGGACTCCAAACCCTCCGGTAGCTTCACGCTTACCGATGATTTCAAATCCTGCTAGCTTAGCTCCTAAAGTAAATCCGCCTGCGAACGATTGGCAATCAATCGAAGTATAAGTCATTTTTTCCCCTTGGTTGAGTAAATAACGATTTGTTATTATCAGATAAAGGATCATTAGCGCTTGAATACGCCTTGATCGAAGTAAAGCGACGGGCTGAATTCTTAGATTCTCCGTCTTTTGTCTCGGATAGATAACCTTCCTCAACGAGAACGTCAATTGCAAGACCTACGGCCGAATCTTTGCCTTTTACGCCCTTCACGATCTCGTTTCGGGTCGGAGCATCTTCACCGATCCATTCAAGGACAAATCTGGACGATCTTTCCATAAGAAGAGTAGGTCGCATCTTGCCATCGTGGGAAAGTGTCGGCATTTCTATATGCCATTTAGTTCTGCCCTCTTCTGTTGAATCTAGGACAAACGTTCCAGCATGCTTACCAGGAGAGGCAGATCTAAGTCCTCCGTTACGATCCTTTTCAATAGAAAGGCTGATCTTGCCTAGCTTACCAGGCGCTGGAGCCAATAGAACTTCAGCTGATAAGTATGATCCGTCAACAGCGCGTTTCTTAGCCGTGCCGCCAATGGCATAACCGGAGGATCTGGCATCAACGCCTTTTGGTAAATGGTCAATCGTAATAACACAGGCGCCAATCACGTGAGCCAAAGGCTTGCAGATAGCTCGAATAGCTTTAGTAATATCATCGTTATCTGTAGATTTAAGGCCCAACATAGGCACAATTTCACCTAAAGAATCTACAATCGCTATCTCCGGTTTCCATTCAAGCATATCATGAATAAAAGATCGAAGTCCAATGATGTCTTCGGGTTCTGCGATCCTAAAATACTCAGGATTAGCCACAAAAGCTATCGGAGCACCAAGAGAGATAAGGCGAGTAGCTATTTCACCCGATCCGTTGTGATCCACGTCTAAGTAGACTGCTTTGCGGCCCTTCTGAAGTCCTTCAACCACGGCGCACATTGCAAGCCAAGATTTAGCCGTTTCCGGATCACCAAACACACCATTAATTCGACCCTGATAGAAGAGTGAAGCTCCATCAGATCTTGTGATCCAAGTCGGAGGATCAATAACGGGAGTCTTACCGGTCAGTAACCACGACAGATCGGCGTAAATAGATACTTCTTCATCTAATTCACGATCTGCAATAGCGTTTGGAGCTGGTGCTGCCAGGAATTCGGTTACGTTGAACTCCATGCCTTTAAGCTTACCGTCACAATCCTTCCCGTGACAAATCTCATGCGGGTGAAGATTAGCCAGAATAATAGAGATACCGCCAAGTAACATACGACGCCACTCAAGATCTGCCGTTACAGATCCTCGATCAGCCCCGACAATTGCCGAAAAATCTTGACCAGTTTTTTGTAATGCATAATTCACTCCAGTATGACCTGTTTGACCAAGCCGCAATAAGCTTAGCATAAGATCTCGTACGGCATCGTGTCGCGATCCTAAACGACCAGATAAAGCTTCGTTTAGATCCTCAATTTTCCTATTAACTAAAGCGCAAGGATTACCTGGCGTACACCATTCGGCAAATGCAACAGCCATTTCTTCAGCGTTCGCATCAGACCGTTCGGTGGCTGCCGTGGCAAGTTGACCGTGAGTAAGTTCTTGAACCCAGGTTGAAGGTAGCTCGGGAAGGATCATTGGTGATGGTCCGGTGCCAATTGCAGTCATGTTATCCGGACCGATCCAACGATAAACCCTTCCCTCAGGGTGAAGGCTGGGCCAAACTACAGCATATCGATGTCCTCGATGAATTGTTTCAATACCAGGGCCAACCTGATTGGGCCACTGAAGACCCTCGGGAACTCGGTAAAATCTGATTCCGCTAGTACCGTCATCGCGAGAAGTAACTCTCCAGGTATCTGGCAGCGGACCCAAACTTGCTATGGCTCGTGTCAAGGTTTCAGATCCGGCTTTATCGCCATATGCGTCAACGTCAATCCCAAGCACATTAGCGGGCATGCGCAAAGCTATATTTCCAAGACCTTTATTCTTGATCCAATTCAGGATCTGATCATCGTCTGGAGATACGTGTGCAAATCTCTTGCCTGTAAATCCTGTTGGCGGGTGGCTTTTTTTACCTGCCGGTAAAGGCAATACGTCAAGCCAACCCAAAGCTCTATACTCTTTGGCGGATCTTTCGTAAGGACCCATTACGGCTACTTCTTCAGCTGGATTCATCTTCTCCCCTTTCAAACAATTTAGTTAAATATCGTCAAAACAAATTTCGCAAAGAATCCAGTTTAGTAATCGAATACCTGTATCTTCTTCTAGTTTTTCATCGCAGCGCGTACAATTACTCATATTTTACTCTTTGTTCGGTAAGCCGATGGATCGTAGCTATTTAGCGCTTCTGCTGCCTCCGTATGACAACATGGAGTTACTAAAAATTCATTTTCTATGTCCCAAAGCATCTCTCCAATTACCCACTCGTTTTTTGAATTCCGGCAACCGCCACAATACCAAATTTCATCATCGCGTGAAACGTGATCCTCGATGTAATTGTTTACTTCTAAATCCGTAGCTTTGCGTATGTCGCAGCAATCTTTGCATGCTCTAACTCTTGACCAATCAATACTCATAGCTTTCCTCCCCAACCCGTTCCCTTAAAAACTATACCTGGTACAGAAAACATCTTAGACATCATTTCGCCGCAGTCACACCGGAGCGCAGAATCTTCATCTACACTCCGGGTGACTTCGACTGTAATCCCGCAGGAATTACATTTAAAATTGTACGTTGGCATTGCTTACCATTCAAACGAGATCCAGGCAAAGCCTAAATCTATGGAAAAATGCCACTTATCAAAGTGAAATCCGATACCAAAGCCGTTCCAGTTCCACCCTGCATAAGCACTAATCTTTTTCATTTGATCCTCTCCTAATACCACTTATGTTTTAACCAGTGAGCTTTTGCTCCACATGGGCCCGCCGATCCGTACCATCGGCCTATGTACGCAAGCGTTGCTATAAGTTGCGCTCGACTATCTGTCGAATGCTTCATACCAATGTTGCGATATGTGTCGTTTAATAACTGCCCGATTCCTTTTGCTGAACTATTAGGGTTTTTTGCCTTTGAGTTCCAGTGAGATTCGTGCGTTAACACATAGTCTAAGCATTCAAATTGCTTGCTTGTTAGTAGTTGAAAAGCTAGGTAACGAGCCTCATTTACCTGAAAGCTTTCCGTTGTTGCTTTAATATACTCCAACGCTGAATTTTTCTGCTCTATTTCTTTAGAATGATTTACTCCTACAGCGTAAAAAGCTAGTGAAGTTATCACTAGCGTAATCACAAATCGGATATTGACGTGTACTTTCATCTTTCTCTCTTTCTCTCAATTGCTTGACCGAGCTTTTCTAGTGACTCCATTTCGCTTGTGTCAATCTTGATTGGACGAGTTAGTGAAAACCTATTAATCATTTGGATCAATAGGAAAGATATAAACATTCCAGATATAAATTCAAACATAATTCCCCTTCAGGATAAGTAATGCGTACAGGATCAGCGGAAAGGTATCACCGATCCTGCACGCATCTATTTGGTTAGAACTTCGGCGTTACCGGCGTGGCTCCAAGCTGTTGCATAAGTAATGCAATTTGCTCCTGAGTCATTCCCCCCGTAACCGCGGATTGTGCCGAAGTATTAACCGGCGCTGCTGCAGGAACGGCCGCAACAGCTGGTTGAGCAAAAGCTTTTTGTGCTTGTGCTTCAACCCATGCCTGGGCGCGAGCAACGTCAGCATCTTGGAAATTATTGAGAACCCATGCAGGATTTCCTTTTCCAGTGTCGACGGTCCCAACTCGCGCTAAGACGTTTTTAGATCCAACAGTTAGCTTATTAGTAATACCAACGTGTCCAACTTTTACATCAGTTTGTATCTGCTGGTCTCCGTCAAGATCGACGAAGTCAACTGTAAACTCATCAATTTCTCCCTTACGGAGTTCGTCATAACGACGCGCTGATGATTTTACATTAGTAAATAGGACAAGATGTCCCTGGTGGTCGGCTGGCTTAAAAAAGCCACCGCCCGATTTTGGTTGTTCGAACATGGTTTTCCCTTCGATTGGTTGTTTGTTTTTGCTTTTGCAAAGCTATGAGCGGATTTTTTTACCCATCACTTTTTTTGAGCGTTCGTTCTTCCACTTGAATACTTCAAGTGCCGCTAAAAAAACGCCAAACTCCGCCTCAGTAACGTCCATTTCTACGACGCTCCATGATCCTTCTTTAGGTGCGTGCCAAATTTGGCACTTTTCAATTGGAGGAACCGGTACTTCGGTTCCATCTGGCTTAAGGATCATGTCAGCATACTTATATGCAGCCAATTGGATCGAGTAATCAGAGTAAACTCCGGTCGATGTTTTCAGATCAACAAGAGTGATTACTCCATCAATAATGTGGATCCCATCGAAGGAACCGGCATAGCCATACTTATGTGACCATACCGTCCCTTCGATGACAAGCGGTTGAGGTTGCACAGCCTTCAAAATTCCCCGAAGATTCCTAGCTGCTTCACCTAAACCGGGTGGATCAAATTGCGCATCAATACTCACTTCTCCGTTAAGTAAAGCTTCGCAATATTCGTGAGCATTGGTACCTGCTTCAGCTGCACGATCTCTTGTACGCCAGGGTGAACCCTTGAGTAAATCAATCGCTGCATCGTCGGGTAAATTAACCCACGAATCCTTATTTGCTGCAGCAAATTCTGCTACAGATTTAGCTGCCCAACGCGGAAGCGCCGGTTTGTCTAATACTTGAAGTATTGTTGTTACAGACGGAACTATAACTTGTGTAACTGGGTGGACGTATCCACGACCAGTACCAACAGTAACCGCTAAAGCTGGTGATGCCATTATTTTTCCCCTTCGATTGGATCTCCATAGCCGACTTCTCGCAAGAGCTTCACAATGACGCTCAAAGGTACGATTGCCGGCCAATCAGCTATCTTTGCTGGACCCCAACCATCAGGCCTGAGTACAGCAATTCCAACTAAACCTTCTTTTGCTCGCTCGCTAAGTTGCTCCATTGTTTCAACAACAGGAAACCCACGCCGAGCCTTTACTTCCCAATCAATCCCAATCGTGCCGGTGACATCGGTACCCGATCGACCTGCACCAGTGGATTCAGCATAAGGAAACCCGTTTTCTTGCAAAAACTTAGCTAAGATCCGCTGGGTTGCGTATCCTCGATGCTTACGGTGTTGACTCATATAATCCGTTCTCTAGCCTGGAAAACTGCATTCTCTAACCAGGTTTCAAACTTGGTCAAACCGGCAAGATACATATTAGCCTGCCAACCATAGAGAATTCCTCTAGCTGTGCCAGATATAAGTTCAATTGTATCTCGTGACCAAAGTGGTTCATAGTCCCAGTTCTGGTCATAGTTTGCTTGGATCTGTTCAGCCTGTTCCATATCTCTTGCGTATAAATGCAGCGATCCTACGGAATGAGCGTACCAACCCATTTCAATGCCTAAAGCTGCGGCAATAGCTCCTTGAAGCGCAGTAAACTGAACCAAATCGTATGGCAAACCTAGCCAAACATCATTGGATCGCATGGTTGTTCTCATGCAAAGCTTATCGTCGCGGACAAAGAACTGCAGTGCCAGGGTACAAGGAACATCTTTTACATTTGCTCCTAGATCCTGACGAGAGTCAAATATGGTTAAAACAGCCTGGCGTGAATCCGGATCTGATTTGAGCAGATCCACTAAAGGCTGGAGTCGTCCATAGATTCTTGGACCATAAGCGCCGTGAAAGATGCCGCCGTCTAAGTAGTTTCCAAAGACTTTAGATCCGGAGACTACAAGCTCAGGAGCAGTAGTCATTCCCACTAATTGAAGCGCTTCGACTGCACCAATAAAGGGTTTCATGTCCCTATATTTGACGTCAAAAGGCATTAACCAGGGTCTTTGAATCTCAAAAGTAACGTTATTTACTTCAAGAGTAGATTGACCGCGAGGCGTTGTTGGCGATCCGTAATTAATACAAGTTCCAATAGCTACTTCAACAACTTCAGAGGGTGTGTCTAGTTTAATGTACATCAGGTAACTCCCGCTGCAAATCGTTTGAATTTACTACTTGGATATTGTCTAAAGTAGCTACTAGATCAAAATACATATCTTGAGCTTTAATAACTGTGTCAATCTGATCCTGTTCGCCGCGAAGCATCAGGGTACTTGTAATGGAATCAGCGTCCCGATAGATAAAAATAATTTTAGCACCTAATTCTTCTAGAGTCTTGTGGCAAAGTTTAAGCGATTCTGGACGTAAATATAATGATTTACGGTTAAAAACAAAAGGCCAAATTGCCTCTCCTAGATGCCATCGATCCAAAATCACGTTTTGATCCTCTGGAAGTTCTAATAAAGGCTTTATGTACTCTCCAAACCAATGCGTATGCTGAGGAATACCCGCATGAAGGACTTTGGCATTTTGCTCTTTAGCTAACCAGGCAGCGTGGCTTGATTTACCTACGCCGTCAACGCCTTCTAGGATCGTAATCATTAGCAATCCTCGTTGTAAAAACCATCTTTATACTCGCATCCTTCTGAAGCCGAGCACATAACACCGGCATCATCAAGGGCGCGCTTACAAACCGGACATTTACCCCAAATGCCGTCATATCCTTCTTTCTGACGTTGAGCATTTTTTGTAGCCTTTTCTAGGTAACGCTGCTCAACTTCCTCCGGAGTTGCGCCTACAGCAAGCCACAAATTGACAATAAAGTGAAGAACATCGACTAATTCGCCAACAAAAGCTTCGCGATTTATGTGTCGGGACGTCGCCCAGGGTTTCCAACCGACTTCAGCAAGTGCCTCATGTAGCTCGTCCGTAGCAGCCAGGACCATATCTTTAATAAATTGCGATCTTTCTTCATCAGAAAGATCCGTAAAATCGATGCCAAATGACTCCTCCTGGAGCTTCTTTTGGCGTTCGAATATAAGATTAAGCATTTTTCCCCCTCGGAATGTTCACGACTTTGACGTCGAGTTGACCAGCAATGTTATCAAGCAGATCCTCAGAATACACTTGCGGATCAAGAGAAACACCGAAGAATACCCGGCGGATTCCATAAGCAGCTATAAGAGGAATACAAGCCTGGCAAGGTCGATGGGTAATGGCAATAAAGCCGCCACGGACCTCCGAAGGCGTTGTATATCTCAAAGCATTTACTTCAGCATGGATCACAAACGGACGTCTAGCTTCCCGATCGTTCCAGTTAATCTGGATCCCAGAAGGCGCTCCGTTATAACCAATACTTGCAACCGAATTATCTGGTCGAAGGACTACGGCGCCAACCTTGAGCCACGGATCTTCGCTTCTCAGCGCAGCAACGTCAGCCAAAGCCAACGCATATTCTGGCCATTCAAGCCTCATCTATTGGATCTTTTCTTACCCTGGGCCTGACGAACCAACTGTTGAACCCTTGATGTAGAGATACCGAGAACATCGGCAATCTCTTGATAGGTCCAACCCTCCTTATTTCTGGCAATAAGCAAGATTTCTAAGAAGTCTTTTTTACGTTTTTCAACGTCATCGATAGCTCGTTTCAGATCCTTGTGAGCATCTTTTAGAATTTTTACAAGAGGATCAATCATTCCATGCCTCTTTTGGCGCGTATGGAGTGTTGTAGTTATCCTGAATTCCGATCCAAAGCTTCGGTTTAGGGCATTCGTCGCACGATTTTGTAGACGGACATTCGCAATCTGAGTCCTCGTCGTCCTCAATTACGGTCACCGAAGTGATCAAACCAGCTAGCGGATAGTTCTCTTGGAAAGCCATATTGACTTTCTGATCCGCCAGATCCGGATATTCCTCTACTAATTCTTCTAATTTTTCAATAAGTTCTGTGAGTGTATAAGACATTATTCTGCCGCCTTTCGCTCGCACGCTGGACACATCATGAATAGAGTTTGATGCCAACCCCAACGATGTCCATTTAACATGGATCGTAAAAAATTGTCTTCAATTGTTGTGGGAATTCCCTCGTCGTATAACTTCAAAGCTTCTTCTTTTGTAGTCATTATGCGATTTCCTCTCCCAAACGTTCTTTTACGTAATTTTTTACATCTTCGCGCGTTCCGTTAAATATGGTTTTTGTATCAAAACGCTTAAAGTTTTCTTTGTCGCGTCCATCGCCTTCAATATGCGAAAGCACCATTTCGTTTGTATCTGTCCAAACATGCACATCAATTCTTTCTGAAATCATGAAACGTCCTTTGCGAATTGAATATGAAGTTCCTGGACGACTTAACCAAGTTCCATTAAAAACTTTGCTTTCTTTTAACATTTTTACCCCTTTTCGATCCTTCCCGTTCGTCCAGATCGATGTCCTTACTCTATACCCAGGGATTAGCTAAAGGGAAGTATCCTGGATCTAAATTTTACGTTCAAAATAGGGGGGGCTCCCCCCTCTAAGAAACGTACCTATCTATACTGTGCTTTTCCTACTCCACGGGAGTAGAATGATCCTATGAAACCGGGCGACGGGCTCGGTGGATATACAGAAGGGTAAGACAAATGACATACGAAATGAAAAACATCAAGAAGCTTTCAACTCATAATGGAGTTGCACTAACTGGAACTCTTTACCGTGACGGAAAGCGAATTGCAACCGTTGAGGATCAGGGTAACGGCGGATCATTATGGATCAGTTGGATCGACGATAAAGATTCAGAAATTGTGCGTCTTCGCGAATGGTTCTTAGAAAACTGCGAAGGACATTGGACTGAACGTCATAAGAATGACGAAAATTCTGAAGAAATGGCAGTGGAATTGATTATTGAAATTTCTGAAAACAATAAAGATTCCAAGAAATCCATTGTTGTTCGTGTTGTTGGCGACGAGATTTACCCTGGATTACCAAACGTCGAACAATATAAATTGAAAAATGCAACAATTGCGGACACAAACGCGCTTTACTCCATTGTAAACCAACTTCCAACAGCGGAAGTTTGGGACTCTTCAATCCAGAAATATGTCCGCGCCGATGCACTTTTGATGAAGGTTGGTGCATAAACATGGCTATGACCAAAAAAGACTACGAATTGATCGCCGGAGCTTTAAGTTTAGCGAAATCTTGCGTGATCCAGTCCGGACTTTACACTCCGGAAATCGCCATAGATTTGGCTACAACCATCATTGCGGATCAAATCGCCCTGGTAAATCCTAATTTT